TCACTTTACTTATTTTTAAATAAGATTATCTTTGTTGTATGAGACAGTATCCTGATTTTTGGGGAAATGGCTATGCTACAGAGTTAATAGAGGTTATCTTTAAGGCTAGGTCTGAGAGGACTTATATCTCTGGATACGATGTAAGCGTACTAAGGAGTCAGAGTTTTGATTCTTATAGCCCTATTAAAGGAGATTTCTACATAAATGGTAGCAAGGTATACCTGACTCTTAGAAAGGGCTATAATGGCCTCTCTGTGCCTTTTACAACCGAGTTGATAAGCGAGAACAGACCTGCGGGTAATCTAAGATTCGAAGGACCTATAGCTGAACCTCGTTTTATTGGAGCAGATGTCTTAACTTTAACGTATATTAGGAACTTTTTGTTGATGACAGAAGACGGTAAACTCCTAGTACAAGAATAAAATAATTTAGATTTAAATAAAATAAAATGAATATATCAGGCGAAGTAGTAAGAACCAGTCAACTACCAAAGAAGACTTTAGGACTTAACGATTCTTTGGTGGCTTTAATGAGTTCTCCTCTAGAGACGGTGACTGTACCTGTTTCTGACTTTGTATCTTTTGTAATTAATCAAGTCATATTGTCGGGATCTTTTGATTCTTTAGATGATTTGTCTGATGTTACTATTAGTCTACCTAGCGGTAATCAGTTATTAGGATTTGATGGAGCTGTTTGGGTAAACAAGACAATAACAGATTGGTTAGGCTACACTCCGAGTAACGCAAGTGGTACTACTAATTATCTTTCTAAGTTTACAGGAACTACTACTTTAGGTAATTCGTTAATTTACGACAACGGAACTAATGTCGGAATAGGAACCACTTCTCCTACAGATAGACTTCATATTGTTGATGCTAGTAATGCAAATATTTTTGGAAGAGTAACTGCTAACGGCACAAACGCATCAGCAGCTTGGGTAGCTCAAAACGATCAAGTAGATAACGTAGTCTATAGAGTGTTTGGTTCAGCGGTTACAGGAAGTCAAATGGGTATTTCTTTGGCTAGAAGTGCTTCATTGCTTGCTAACTTAGGAGGAACAGGGTCTTTCCTAGTAGGTACCTTTTCAAATACTGACTTTATTTTAGGTACAGCAAACACTGAAAGAGCAAGGATAAACACTTCGGGTAATTTCTTGATAGGAACCACTATAGACTCAGGAAATAAGTTAACCGTAAGTGGTGCTATTTCTGTAGGTACAGGAGGAGGAACTATAAACAACCCGTCAGGAGGCGACTTTAATATAGTTGCTGGAGGGACAACAGCTAATTTAAATTTTTACGCAAAAGGTCCTGTACCTTTACGCATATTTGGTAATAACGATACTTCGTATGCTCCATTTAACTTTAACTCCGTATCGTCAACTAATAGTTTCTTGGGTTATTATGCAGACTGGACAGGTTCTAACTATAGATCAAGAAGCACAACTGCTGGAGTTCTAGAGTTTAATAACGGAGTATGGAGTTTAACAAGCAATACAGGCTTGACAAATATGAGTACATTTACTCCTACTGTTAGAATGACTGTACTTGCTAACGGTAATATCGGTATTGGAACCACTTCTCCTGCTAGTTCTTTACATATACAAAAAAATAGTAGCAACTTTTTAACAGAGGCTATTAAGATAACTGGTACACCTTTATCTAATGTTACGGATGGAACGAGTGCTACTGAAGGTTTTGGACTTTATTTATCTTATAATATATCAGGCAATAGGCAATTTGTTTTTGCAGATACAGTTTCTGGTGCAGGTGTTAGATATGTTGGTACCAACCTTGATGGTTTTAATAAGATTACACAATTAAGAGCTGACATAACTATTGGTACAGAGACTAATGGAGCTCATATTAGTGTACCAGTAAGTAATACTCAGTTTTCTGTTTCTAATCTTAATGGAAGTGTTTCTAAAATTGTAACAGAAATAAAAGGAGCAGTTTCTCAATCTGCAAATTACCTAAATGTTTCTAGTTCAAGTGGATCGGGTGATATTTTTTCAATATTAAGCACAGGAAACGTTGGTATTGGAACAACAAATCCTGCCTCAAGACTGACAGTATTGAACACAGCAAATACTGTTGCAGCACTAATTGGTGGTGGAACATCAACACCAGGTTGGATAGGTATAGGAACTGTTAATAGTGGAGCTCTTCCTATAATTCAAGGATACAACAATGCAGTCAATGTTAGTAATACAATATGTCTTAATCCTAGTGGAGGTAATGTTTTAATAGGGGTTACTACAGATGCTGGATACAAACTAGATGTGAATGGGAGTATAAGAGCAGCCGAAAACATATCTTTAAACTCACAAAAAGCAGTAGTTAGTTTAGGTAATAGTGTGCCGATCCGTTCTAATTTAGCAGGGGGTTCTGGTTATATAGTAGATGTTCAATCTTATAACACATTAAATGGTAGCAACGTAGAACAGGGATTCATAGCTCTTACTGGGACGTATGCACCCACGAGTATATCAGGAACTCCATCTTTTAATGGTATATACTTAGCGCCTACTATTAATCAGACAGGGGGAGCAAATGGAACTACTAGGGGATTATACGTTAATCCAACTATTACCTCTGCTGCAACCTGGCGTTCTGTTGAGTGGAGTAATAGTGCTGGATGGGGATTATTTGGAGCAGGAACTGCACCTAACTACTTAGGTGGAGGGTTAGTAATGGGGACAACTACTATAAACTCTAGTGCTATAGTTCAAGTAGACTCTACCACTAAAGGAATACTTGGTCCAAGATTGACTACTGCTCAGATTCTTGCTATCAGTACTCCTGCAGAAGGACTCTACGTCTACAACACAGATTTAAAAACTTTGTGTTTCTATAACGGAACTGCTTGGCAAAGAGTTACTTTTACTGCAATGTAATAAACAAACAAACAAACAAATAAAATAATGGCAACAAAAATTCAAACCGTTACTGTACCCGCACGAGGTGAGGGTAAGTACTTCACAATCAACGCTTTAACTTTTCCAATGAATGCAACTTCTATTACATTCTATTGGCAGATTCTAACCGAAACCACTGAGACTCCAGAAGAAGGAGAACCCGTTTCTAAACCAGGAGCTACTATCTTAGATGGTAATCTGAGTATGAAAGAGGAAGTAATCGCTACTTGGGGTAATGACGATTCTGTAGTGATTGATTGGGCTTTGGCAGAGTTGGGACTTACTGCAGAGTAATTTTAAGACAATCTGTCGTATCTAACCAAAAGGTATTATATTTGTACTAAACCAATCAAAATATTATGACTAAGCTTACAGAACAGGAAATCGAAACTATCCAAGGTTTCCAACAACAGACACAGAACATCATCATGGATTTGGGTAAGATCGAAATCCAACTGATTGATTTAGAGAACGTTAAGTCTCAGGTTAAAGACGCATTGACTCAAGTGGTTAAAGCCCAAAACGAATTCTTCAAGACAATCGAAGAAACTTACGGTAAAGGTCAGATCGACTTGGAGAGCTTCACACACATTCCTTCAGAAGCTCCTGAAGTAAGTGAGGTTCCTGTAGTTCCCTTTACAGACGCAGAGATTCTCTAATAAGATTCTTTTAGATTAATTAGTAAGTTATTTTAGTGTAAAGAACCCTCAGAGAAATCTGGGGGTTTTTGTTTTAAGATCATTTGACTTATTTTTTTAAAGAATTATCTTTGAAACTAACCAACCTTTTCTCACTAATTATATGAAAGTCCGAAGTTGCATTGTACCTACTGACAGACATACCAATAATGGTGAGTTTACTCCTGTTAATCTCTCTTCCGCTAGTTAAGTGGTTGATTGAGGATTACGTGCTAACTCTCAGAGTACTAGACTCTGTTAATTTAAAAAAAGGTAAATATATTTATATGAAATTTGTAAGTTTTATTGGAGGTCTTTTCAAGGATGAAAAGGGCTCTGTCTCTATGAAGCGTCTATGTGGCTTGGTTTGCACATTGACTTTATGCGCTACCCTCTACGCTAACTCTTTTACTGAAGCTCACTTTGCTCCTTCTACTCCATTGGTAGATGCAGTTGCTTTGTTGGCATTTGGTTGTTTGGGCTTGACCTCAATTGAAAAAGTAATGAAGAAAAAGGAGGACTCTTCTGAGGCATAATTATGAGCTATACTAGAGAACAAATCGAAGCAGCTGTTAAAGCTAAAGGTTATAAGTACTTTGAGAACGGAGATTTTAACGTAAACATTATTGGTGTACGTAACTCTTCTACTGGTACTAAAGTAACTAACGTATTTGACGACCACTTGACTCTTTCTTACAAAGAGAATGGTGAGTGGAAGTTCAAGATCTGGCCTGCTACTACAGACCCAGGAACTAAAGGAGTTAAAGAATTCCACAACGCACAAGGAGTTGCAAGACTAGTACCTGGTCAATATTCAGGTTCACACCACATTAACCTACACCAGGGTAAATACGAAGCTCTTAAACAGAAGGCTAACGTAAAGGTTTACCGTGATGCAAACAAAGATTTAAACTACGATGAAACAAAAATTACTGAAGGAATTTACGGTATTAATATCCACAAAGCTGGAGCAGATTCAACTTATGTTGAAAACTGGTCAGAAGGATGCCAAGTCTTTAAAAAGTCAGCAGACTTTGATGCATTTATGGCAATCTGTAAAAAAGCTGCTTCCTTAGGAGGTAACTCTTTTACTTATACTTTGATTGAATCTAAAGACATTAAATAATCATGACTGCTAAGAAAGTAACATCAAACCCTTTACCTATTAGCTTTGAGCAATTCAAAAAGAATCCCGTAGCAGGTGTAGCATTTATTGCACTTGCCGGGATTACTTACCTCTACTACGATCTACGTTCTGGATATGTAGGTCAGATTGAGGCTAGTAACAAAAAGATTGAGATGCTTGATGTTAAGATGGATAGGATGGCAGCTGCACTTAAGAAGTCTGATAGTGCACTTTCTGCAGCTATTACTGAGTTGCGTATCATTAACACAATGAAAAGATTCTAAATAAATGAAAAACCTATTAATCGTATTTACTATTTTCTTTTTGGCTGTTCATTTAGCTATGCCTTTGCGTGCAGTCGAAACTCCTCCAGTAGACGAGTTGGAAGTAATGCTTAAGAAGCTTGAAAACAATCTTAAGGTTGCATCAGCTGTAACATCCGTTGCTAAGGCACAGGGAGAGGCTCTAGTGGAACAAAAGGTAGAAGAGAAGAAAGAGCTTCAGGAAGAACTAGTTATTGCTTCAGAAGAGCTTAAAATCGTTTCTGAGAAGGTAGAAGTATTTGCTATCAGAATGGTTGAAGTGGGACTCGATACCACAGTCTCTGTAGTAAACACAAACGAAGAAGATAAGTTCGTGTTTAAAGGAGCACTTTATGATGAGTGGTTAGAATACAAAAAGGCAGGTGGTGAATCTGACTTTGAATATTACAGACTCTACAAGAAGTAATTAATCCTCTTTTTTCTTAGGAGCAGATTTCTTACGAGGTCTGCTCTTTTTCTTTTTAGGGGTTTCTACTGGAGTCTCTACAGGAGGATTTACAATCTCTTCTGCAATTGCTACAATCTCTTCTCCTGTAATAGGCTTTTCTTCTTGGACATGGGTAAGGCTTACTTCCTCCGAGAAATCCTCTTTCAGGTAGGAGTTTTCAAAGTAAGCTTTGTCTCTTTGTTCTTGTTTGTAGGCAAGGAAAACTAAAACTAAAAGAATTAAAAGTAAAATAGTAATAAATATTGTATTCATGGTTTTTTGGTTTTTTAGTTAAGAAAAGAACATAGTTTTAATCCTTCCGAAAATTTCTTCTCAGAGTGCTATTACTGTAAAAGTTTATTATGTAGTTGTTTTTACGCCCAAATAGCTTCTCCGAGGGATAATGCTAAGTCTCTGTTCTGTCCACTTATTGCCTACGGTCTATTAATCGTAAGTCAGAGTACTACATACTTCACTAGAACATTTTGACACTATCGGAGAAAACCAATTTCACCTCAGAGGGCTACTCTCACAATCCGACTTCTAGCAGACTAATTTTTCATCCTCATCTGCGAACACTTTTGAAGTGATGTCAAAGGCAAAAGTAATATGACTTTGTGTAATTGATCTGGGATGTGAATATTTTGTGAAGACTTTAATTGAAAATTACAGTCCTGCTACCCCTTGAGCATGCATATAATCAGTCTGTTGCATGGGTTCGTCACTTTCTAATAAGGAATCTAGTGCTAACTCTATGTACTCCCAGAGCATCTCTTCGTTGTACTTCTTTCTGTAAGTAAAATCCTTGAATCCTTGGTACAATGCAATCTTAAATCCTCCTATGTCTCCTGCTATCTTAACCTCTTCGTCTTGGAGTGCAAGAATAAACATATCGAATACTTCGTCTAGTGTCGGTTTTTTAATCTTCTCCATTGCCATAGTAGTATCTGTTTATACAAATATAAACTTAAATAAAGTTTTGTCTATAGTATTAGTCTAATTCTTACTAACCAATGATGACAAATAATAACTACTTAAGTTAAATTTCCTCTTAATACGTATAACATTATAGGTTATCAGTGTTCTAAACTTAACATTTAACTTGACTTTTTTTGTTACGATAGTATATTTGTTTATCAAAAAAACAAACCCAACCAATGAAAGTAGCACGTAGATATGAAGAAGGAGTCAAGTTGCATCAAGCCTACATTGATGTATTGCTTAGACTTGCAGGTTACAGGTTATCAGACTTGTATGTTAGTATATTAGCCCATAGTTCATACTACGGAACTTTAGACAAAAAAGTGAAAGAAAGGATCTCTAGTGAGTTTGACACATCAATCCAAGTAATATCTAACGGTATTACTAAGTTAAGGAAAATGGGCATCTTAGAAAAAAACACAGTCAACAAAAGATTGTGTCCTACTAGCAAGCAAGGTGTCACGCTCACTTTAGTTCTTTCCACACAAGAAAACAAAGTAGAGACTAAACAAGTAGCAACAGCTTAATCGATGAAGTCCATTAGAGAGAAATATGATAGTATAGAACTTAAGACGTATGCGGCTTATTCTGACGTTGCTAAGACTCTTGGTATGACTAATGATCAAGTAAGTACTGTCTACGAGTGGTATCTTAAGAAGACCATTGAAGACATTAAAGATCTCCCTACTGTAAAAGTAAGACTGTCTGGACTAGGTGTGTTAGTTTTTAATCCTAACAGAGCTATCAAGATAATCTCTAAGAAGATGAGATCAGAGTACTTGCTTACACAAGAACCAAGAGAAGACCTAACAGCACTCAGAGGATATGCTAACTATTACATGT